AAGATTGTCGAACTTTGGAAGAAGTGCGAGGACCACATCCGAGAGGAGGCAAGGCAGACTCCTGACTGTGCAACCATGATCTGTAAATCAGGGAAGCCAATCCGATATTTCGATGTGAAGGATGATGGCAAGGAACTGACCGGTCAGAAGGTCAGAGGGCAAGGGCGGATGAAGCTTTATGGCGGACTCCTCGTTGAGAACTTAGTCCAGTCAACCGCTCGGGAAATCATGGCGGATTCACTCTTAAAGATAGAGGCCGCTGGACTTCCCGTTGTCCTTCATGTCCACGACTCGGTCACAGTCGAAGTGGCTGAGAATGAGGGACAGGCGGCACTTGATTTAATGATCAAACTATTAACCGAAGAACCTCTCTATATGCCTGGATTGCCTTTGGCGGCAGAGGGGGAAATTAAAACGCATTACTAATGAACCTCCTCCGAATCATCGGCTTAATCGTATTATTCATTACCTCAGTCCTCGCCTTAGCCTACATCGTGGCCGCATTCGTACTTACAATAATAACATCACTGTTCATCACTACATGACTAATAAAATTATCGGCTTAACAGGCCCCAAGGCGGTAGGTAAATCGACCTATGCCAAATCAATCGAGGGAGCGGTAATTCTCTCCTTCGCCACTCCCATTAAAGAAATGCTCAAGGTGATATTGCCGGGGGAAAAGTATCTGCATTTTAAGGAAGAACCAATACCCAACTTCCCCGACAATATTAATACCAGGCAGTTATTACAGGGCCTTGGGACGGAGTGGGGAAGGGAAGGGGTTTACCCTAATATATGGATCGATCTAGCTTATAAAGCGGCTCTACCCTACATCGGAAATAAAACTATTGTCTTCGATGATATCCGATTTCCCAACGAAGCTTGGGCGATTCGTAGATGGGGCTGTACCCACGAAGTGCTTACGGAGATAGTTCACATTTCTCGTAAAGGATACGAGCCGGACCCGAATGATAACCATGTCTCAGAGGCGGGACTTCCAAAGGGAATGATAGATAGGTGGGTTAGTGTCGATGGGGACGGACGATAGTAGTCAAATAGCCAAGCAAATGGCAACGGATGCCAAGCTTAAGAATATGCTCCTCAAGATTCCCGAGGACCATCGGGGTTTTACCCAGTCCGAACTGGCCGCGAAAACAGGGATACCTCGCCGTACTTTAAGGCGGATTGAAGACGAGGCGATAGGCAAGCTGACTGAATACATTGCCCAGTTTATAGAGGGCGAGGGTTCCGAGTAAATGGCAATCCTATCAGCAGACATGGCGGGGTTCTTCGACAGACTCCCGCAAGGAGACTTTGGCCATCATACCTTTATTGCCCGACTTACCCTCCGTGCCGCCATGCACCAATCCGACTTCGAGAAGGCTCACGATTATTGCATCGAGGTAGCAAAGGAATTTACCCGCCGACCACTCCAGCCTAACGAGATCCGCAATGCATTAACCGGTGCGTATCAAATCCTTTCAGGCGAGAAGATTATCAGCCCATCGAAGAAAGTATCAATTGATACCGGAATCTCAACAAACGCAAAAGGCAAGCCCGAGGATCTCGAAATGCTTCAACTGCGCTCCTCCGCCATTCCTTTGAATGCCGAGGAGGCGGTTTCCAAGCTATTCCGACCCGACCAATGGATAAACATCCAAGCGGATAAATTTAATACCATGATCAAGTCAGCGGGCGATTGGGCGATCAGTCAAGGGGTAGGGCAGATGGAATTTATTTCGTACAATCCATTCAAGGATATCGGTCCTCGGGTAAAAGAGAATGCCGGTGAGCGGATGTATCTAGTACATGAGATCGATGACCCGACTTGGACGAAGGCTGATCAGATTGGTCCGGCACTTACCCTCGAATCAATCTGCCCCCTCAAGATGATAGTCGATAGTGGCGGTCAGTCCTTACATTGCTGGTACGATTGGATACCTGGTAAGGCCGAGCAGTTTAAACATATGTCAATGAAGCTCGGAGCCGATCCATCGATCTATAACTCACCCCTCGGATTAGTCCGACTGCCTTGGGGAACTCGTAAGCCAAAGACTGAGAAGGGCGAGAGATTTTCTGCCCAGCAACCTATTCTTTTTTGGCGGGAATGATTAATACTCTTCTTAAAGCAACCATCGTAAGGCGGTTTATTAAGCTTGGGATTTCACCCGTTAAAGCAATGAAGATGGCCGACCGGTTAGCCGAGGGAGATGCTATTGTGCTTGTCAGAAATCACATAAATTTACAGCCCCAAATAATTTTAACACTAATCAAAAATAACATAAAAGATAATGAGACCTGAAACTGACCCATACTACAAAGCACAACTTAAAGCGGTAGAGCTGGAATATATGCTCGATAGCCCGACTGTAACCAATATGCCCAACCGATCAATCGAGGTAAGCAATGCCGATCCAAAGCCACTCCCCGAGATCATGTCGTTTAACCAGTGCATGGACTTTGCCACAAACCCGAAGAACGAGCTTGAAGAGATAATCGAGGGCGTACTGCATGAAGGATGCAAAATGATTATCTCGGGGTCCTCGAAAGCCGGTAAGACTTGGTCGCTGATTAACTTGGCCATCGCCGCATCAAGCGGACTGCCGTGGCTGGGGATGCCGGTTAAGCAGTCGAAGGTTCTATACCTAGACTTCGAGCTTAAGAAGTTCTTTGGTACTGACAGAATCAAGCGGGTAGCCAAGGCAACCTTTAACGGGGAGATTAAGCCCAACCATCACCTTGACTATTGGCCACTCCGCGGTCACCGGGCAGAACTCCTCGACCTCCTGACAAAGATCCGAGCGGATAGGCGGGAATATGATCTGATTATCCTCGATCCATACTACAAACTTGCCACTGGTATAGACGAGAATGATGCCAAGGCAGTAGGCGAAATCGTTAATCTGATCGAGGATTTCTCCGAGGAGACTGGAGCCGCAATAGTATTTGCCCACCACTTCTCCAAAGGGAATAAATCAGAAACCGATCACATCGACCGAGCATCCGGCTCAGGTGTCTTTGCTCGTGATCCCGATGCTATCCTCACCCTTACTTCCCACGAGGAAGAAGAACACCTAGTCCTTGAGGCCACCAATAGAAACTGCCCCTTCTCACCGCCCAAAGTCCTCGAGTTCTCCGCAGAAACCTTTCCACTTTTCATACATCGCCCCGACCTAGAAGCTAAATTCAGAAAGCCAGGGCAGATATCCACCATTCAAAAGAAGATTAATGAGGGCTTATGCGAGAAGTTTCTAGAGCTGTTAAAAGATAAGCCGATTGCCGGAAGAAACGAGATAATGGAATTACTTCAAGCTCAAACCAATAATAATATCGATGGTCATGTTTTTAAGAAAATATTATCGATGACTAAGGATCAAATTGAGGTCGAAAAAGGTGGTCCGAATAACAAAACTATCTACAGTTTGAAGCTAAAACTGAAAGGAGAATAGGTTAACTTTATTGTCGGAAGAGTGGTAGTGCGACCCCTTATAGTATATATGCACTACTACTCTCTAAATAAAAAACAGGCTGTTAAGTAGTTAACCTTCGCACTAATGCTTTGGCCCGTAGCCGGCCCAATAGCTAAAGCTAACGCACCAGTGCGCCAAACCACCTGAAGGCGGCCCGTACCAGGTTAACTACTCCGCCAGCCTACAAGCTCACTCGATTAAAAGATTAAAATGAATCATCAGCTTAACCGATTAACCGGCAGAACAGGTATCACTCGTTCAAGGGATCTATCTGCTAGCCTTAATATAATCGCTCAGATAATACTATACTCGGTATCACTCAGACTAAATTCAATCACAGCAAGGAGGGCATTCGATATAAATCCAATGCCGTCAAGGAGGGCATTCCAAGGAATGGCGGGATTGGCTGTCTTATACCCTAGCGTGGTAGATTATATAGGTTGGAGGCTAAAGACGCTCTGAGCATCCTCTACGAGGCCTTAAGAGGCTATTCTGTCTTACTACCTTCAGCCCACTCGTCAATGATTTGTCCGGCAGATAGTTTCTTCAGCTCGGAGATATGCTTAATTATCTTATTTGTAGCTGGATAGCCCAAGCAATTCAAAGAGAAAAGTTTGA